TTTGGATAGCATACCTGAATAGCTAGCGGTGAGAAGAGCAGCAGACCAACTCAAGATACATATACGAATTAATTGTCCCATAGCATTTTCCTTTTTCTTGTCCATTGTTTTTTACTGTGAGGTTAACTTTTTTTCCAAGCTTCACCTTCTGCTTTTCTTCTACGAGCAAGTCCTGCTTCTACATTAGAACCAGGATTTCTGTAGAGGAATAGCGCATCTGGCACCATGTCCCATTCTTTATTCTTCAGGCGTTTAGTAATAGTATTAAAGTTAGAGCCCCCGTAGAAACCAGCACCAAGATTATAAGCAAAGCTGAGAAGAGCTCCTCTTTTTCCATCTGACATCTCATTCCAGTGTGGTACTTTACGAAGTGCAGGAAGAAACTCATTCTTGCACTGCTCAATGAGAAGTGCATCCGCTTCTGCCTGTGTTAATGTATCACCCATTTTAAAGTGTGACCCATCCTTCTTACGAGTGGAACCCCAACCAATAGTGATTGGGAGATTGCCTGTGAGAGGGTCAGGATATGCTTTAAGATGGCATCCCTCAAACTCTTTAATCAATTTGATGCCCATTTGTGGGACATCATCACCACCAACTACAGGAGCTGCAGCAGCAGGGGTTGCTGGTGCAGCACTAGTCTTTTTTCCACGATAAATCTCTGCCCAGTCTACATTGTCCTCAAGATATTGTACGGGTAGATTATCTTCTAACCACTGCACTGCTTTGATGTGATTAGGATTTCTTTCATCATAGAACTGAAAGAAATTATGCAGATCGATACGTGCCATTGTTTGTTCTCCTATCAGTCGAAAATTCTGCCCCAACCATCGTTGCCACCTGGGCACCAACGATGCTTAAGAACTGCTTTGGTATAAATGGTTTTCTTACCATTTGTCACAGGACCAGTATAGTTATCATTGAGAGAACCATATGGATCATTAATAAAGTATCCCTTACCATCTGGAGTCTTACCAATTACAACACACATGTGCCCACCAGTAGGTGAAGAAAGAGAACCCCTGTGCAGGATACCAATAACAACAGGTTTCCCAGCATCGAGACTTTTATCAATATCAGCAAAAGAAAGATTGTAACTAAAGTGTGACTTAATTCCATAACCTGCCAGAACTTTCGTCTGTACGGCATGGTCAGTCGTGTCGCCAATCGCAAATACTTTCTTAACATACTCATCGTCGCCTTTGATGCTTCCTGGCTTAAGGAAAGCAAGACACATTGCACATGACGAACTATTGCAAGTTCTTTGTGCATCTCTGTAGTTATCTACTTGGTTGAAGTATGGAACTGCGAGAACTTCTGGTGTTGGTGGTTTGGTTCTAAAAATACCAATCCATTCAGCCTCTGCATCATCTAGGAATTTTTCTGGAAGTTTATCTTCCAACCACTGAACGGCAGCAACATGGTTTGCGTTCTTCTCATCATAAAATTTAAAAAAGTTATGAAGATCTAGGGTCATTGGATATTACTCTAAACACTAACGTATTTATATTTTGTTACCTGTAATACTCAATACCTTTCGATTGACATAATTTCAAGGTCTTCCAATCCTAACGTCTCAGAATCAATCCATTCTTCAAATTCACCAGCAATTGCCATAGCGTCTTTGAATTGTTCATCGCTAGGTTTAGATTTTGTCATTGTCTCAATTCGGTCCATTGCCCAATGATACACATGTCCAACAATCTCTTCAGTCGTCGCTTCTGCCATAATAATCTTTTCGGTAGTATCTACTGAGGATGTTGCTATTGTAGTAGGCAGGGGTTCCGTCGTCAAGCGATTCTGTGAGGACATTGTTGAAGAAGAGTTGTCTTGTCTCTTCAAAGTTTGTTTTGCCCTTTGTTTTATGTAATGAGATAATAGTGCGCGTAAAATTCTCCCTACCATACTTTTTTACATCCTCCTTGAGTTCTGGACACGATCCATAATAGCACTTCCAGTCAGATTCTGCCTTAACTTTTCTAGATTTTCCTCTTGGTGTGCGGAAACTCCAGAAATACTTTCGACCAATATACTTGCGACTAGTCTGACTGCAATCAATACGATATACAAAACCAAAATAATCTTGAATATCACTTGAATCAAATTCTTTTCCATTGTAGATCCAAGGATTCTCATAGTCAACCATTGAGACATTACCTTTTTGGTATTTAGATAAAAAAAGATCCCCTTACGGGGGTTGTTGTTATTTTCTAGTGATACCTCGGTAACCACCTGCTTTTGTTCTATTTGCTCTCAATCCACCTGGACGATTATCTTGTCTTTCATAAGAAGCACGAGGACGACGAGCTGCTTTAATTAGATTCTTTCTTCCTTCATCATCTCTTGGTTCTTCACCTCTATCTTGAGAAGCTTTGACTCTATCCATCATTGCTGCCCTATCACGATATGAATCTCTTTCAGGATCATTGCGGGGACTTCTACCAAGAGCAGGGTTTCCTAACCTAACTCTCGCAGCGTGTTGATCACGCTTTCTTTGCATTTTTTGTGCTGGAGTTTTACCAGAACCAGGTAATGGTTCATCTCTATCATATCTTCTTTCTGCAAGAAGCATGAATTCATTGAAGGTGATCATTTTTAATCAACGATCTGGAGTGTGTTGCATCATGGTATCCATCATCTTGATACCACGCGCCTCTTTCTTTTTGCTAGTAGGATCATTCTTCCCTGCAGAAGATCCCATAAGATTTCCTGCCTTCTTTAAAACTTTGGCAGTAGGAAAATCCTGATATCCCTCAAGAATTGACTCAATATCTTCTTGGGTCAGTTGATTTACCATAATCCATTCTGCATCTTCTAGAGTTTTTGCATAACCTTCTACACAGAGAAACTCAAGAACAATATCATAAGTATCAAATTCCTCACCAAGTTTAGATGCAACCTTACCAGCACCAGAAGCAACTGCTCTTGCTGCCTTACCAACAGCACTCTTAGCACCTGCCTTAACAGCACCAGCAGCACCTTTTACATTTCTCTTAGCAACTGCTGCTGTATTCTTAGCAGATTGAACTGCTCTGTTCTTAACGTCAGATGCTGCTTGCTTAGCAGAACGTGCTGCTGCATATCCTGAGACTGCTGCAGATGCTGCTTTCTGCTTAACTTTACCGACTGCTGATTTAATCTTGTCCTTAATTCTTGATCCAACGTGCTTAGCAACTGCAGAACGAAGTTCGCCTCTACCCTTGCTTGACTGAGTTTTAAGACCAGCACCCTTTACCAGGTTATGCTTGTTTGCATACTTAGCAATACCAACATGTGATTGTTGCTTAAGACCCTTTGCAGTTTTTTGAGCAGAATCTTTTGCTGCCAATGCACTTGTTTTTACTTTCTTAACAACACCTTTGACAGAAGATTTAACCTTCTCCTTTGCTGCAGACATTGCTGCTGCTCTCTCAGCACCACGCTTTGAAGAGGAAGTTGATTTTTGATATTCTCTTGCACCCTTTGAACCAGCAGGTGCATATGGATTAAGTTCCATAATGACTGCTTCAAAAATATCATCCAACTCATCAACTTCTAGTCCTTCTTCTAGGACTTCATAAACTGTTTCTTCTGCGATGTCATCAAAATCTTCTTCTGTTAGATCTTCGATACCATCATATTCTTCAGAAAGAAATTCCTCATTCAGTTCCATTGGTTCATAAATGGACTGATATGCTTCAGTAATGTGTGAAAAGTTCATATCCCTAGAGTTAGACATTTATTTGTATTTATAAAAAAAGGGAGGTTTGACCTCCCAAGTATCAAAGTTTAAATCCACTGAACGTATCTTTATTAACATCCTGTTTAATTCCACCAACAACATAAGATTCAACTTCTGTTTCTTGTGGGGCAACTTGTAGTCCCTTTGAAGAAATCCAATGTTGTGTCCAAGGAAGAGGATTATTCTTTGCAGAAATGTCGTAAAGTGGTTTAAGTCCAATAGACTTCATTCTACGATTTGCAATCCACTCGACATATTGACAAAGAAGTTTATCATTCAATCCAATCATAGATCCATCTTTAAACAAATACTCTGCCCATCTCTTCTCTTCATTTACAGCACGTTCAAACATTTTATAAACCCATTCTTCTTCTTCAATCGCAATCTGCTTCATTTCTGGGTCATCACCATCACGCCACTTATTAAGAATATTTTGGGTGATCGCTAGATGTTGGTTTTCGTCTCTTGCGATAAGACTAATAATTTTAGCTGATCCTTCCATAAGCTTAAGCTCACCAAATGCGAAAGAACAAGCAAAGCTAACGTAGAACCTAATACCTTCAAGAATATTGACGTTGGCAACTGCTCTGTAGAGTTTTCGTTTAGCATCTTTGAGTGATTCCTTTGCTGAATAAACACCCTCTAATCGATGCAACCAATCTTGAGAAGAACCGTATTGTTGTGCTGCTTGGATAAAGTCATCATATGACTCGGTAACACTCCTAGCACGTTCTAGAATACGTTCATCTGTGATAATAGCATCGAATACTTCACTTGGGTCGGAATATACATTTTTAATGATGTAAGTGTATGAGCGACTATGAATCATCTCCATAAATCCCCACACTTCCATACATGCTTCAAGTTCAGGCAATGAGCAGTAGGGAATGAATGCCATACCAGGACCACGACCCTGAACAGAATCAAGCATAATCTGATACTTCAAATTAGAAGTATAGATATGCTTTTGCTCAGGACGAAGTGTTTGATAATCTCCACGATCCTTCTGGAGAGACACCTCTTCGGGTCTCCAGAAGTATCCAAGTTGTTGTGTAGTTAATTTATCGAAGACTGGATATTTGTATGAATCGTATCTCTGGACTCCTAATGGTTGACCAAAAAACATTGGTTGTTTTTTTAACTCTACTTGTTCGGTATTAAAAACCGTCATCCCTCTGATATTTTTTTGTTTATTAGATTCCAGAAAATTAAATTGCATACCCTTTTGTCTCCCTAAAATTATTTAATCTTAAAAAATGTTATCAAATTCAAATTTTACAACTCTCACAATCTTCCTCTTCAGAAGTCTCCAAAATATCGTCAAGAAGATTCTTGACCTTATTATCTATCTTATCCTCAATTTCATCACTCTTCATATCATGAGTGTTTTGATAATAAGAAGTCTTCCATCCATACTTATAAGTTCTTAGGAAGTCATTTGCCATCACTGAAGTAGGAACTTCATTATCGGCATAATGCTCTGGATTATACGACCAGTTTCCAGAAATCGCTTGATCGAAGAATTTTTGCATAACAGCAACAATATTAATATAACCAGTATTACTAGGCATATCCCACAGCAACGTATAATTATTCTTAAGAGATTGATACTGCGGAACAATTTGCTTGAGAGGACCTTTCTTCGACTTCTTAACGGACAAGTATCCGCGAGGTGGTTCAATTCCATTGGTTGCGTTTGACACAACGGAACTGCTTTCCGATGGCATCTGTGCGGACAATGTTGAGTTCCTGAGACCGTGAGCCAGGATGGATGCTCTAAGTTCTTCCCAATCATGATGTAATCCAATAGAAGAGATTTCGTCTACGTCCTTCTTGTATGTATCAATGGGAAGAATGCCGTCTGCATATTTTGTTCTATTAAAATATGTACAAGAACCCTTCTCTTTTGCAATCTGATTGGATGACTTAAGCAAGTAATACTGGAATGACTCAGATAATCCATGAACAGCATCCCAGGCATCTTGAGATTCATAACTATACCCAAGTTTTGCCAAATAGTGAGCAAGACCAATAAACCCCACACCAAGAGACCGACGCGCCTTGGTGGCGATTTCTGCCGCCTTTACGGGGTATTTTTGATAATCAATCAACTCCTCAAGTCCGCGAACAGACAAGTCACAAAGTTCTTCAAGTTCTTCATCAGACTTTACTTTACCAACGTTGATTGCAGAAAGAATACACAGTGCAATTTCACCTTCACCATCAATATGTTCAAGAGGGTCTGTAGGCAAGGTAATCTCTTGACACAGGTTACTCATATTCACCTTGTCTTTAAAAGATGAATGGGAATTGCAGTGGTCAATATTCATAATGTAAATACGACCAGTCTCTGCTCTTTCTTTTAGAAGGTCTAGAATGAGTTCTTGAGCGCCAATAGTTTTTCTTGGAATAGATGAATCTCGTTCGTAAGCATTGTATAAGTCATCAAATCGATCAGTGCCAAAAGCATCATACAAACCAGGAACATCATGCGGGGAGAAGAGTGTAATTTCTTCGTCTTGAATGAATCGTTCATAGAAAATTTTAGAGATTTGAATACTGTAATCTAACTTACGAACTCGATTATCTTCAGTTCCTTTATTATTCTTTAATACAAGAATATCTTCTATTTCTTGGTGCCAGATGGGGAAGTGGACAGTCGCTGATCCACCTCTGATGCCATTTTGAGTGCAGCATCGGACAGTTGCCTCAAACTTTTTGAGGAATGGGATAACACCCGTGTGCGAAACTTCTCCGCCTCTGATTTTAGAGTTGATGCCCCTGATACGACCTGCGTTGATACCGATGCCCGCCCTTTGTGCAACATACCTGCCAATAGCCATATCGCTACTAAAGATACTATCGAGGGTGTCAT